CTTGAAGGACGAGCCCGTTACATTTGCGAAAGCTGAGCTAGGGAAAACAAGAGTATTTGCTGGAGCTCCCACTGATTGGATCATAGTGGTTCGCAAATTTTATCTGTCTTTTATTAGAGTTATGATGAGGAATAAATTGGTTTTTGAATCAGCACCAGGTGTTGTAGTTCAGTCTAGAGAGTGGTCTGAATTGTACCACTATCTGACACGCTATGGAACTGAAACTATGGTTGCTGGGGACTACAAAGCATATGATAAGCGGATGAGTCCCGTATTCATGATGGCTGCCTTCGATATTATTATAGAGATTTGTAAACTAAGTAGAAATTTTGATGATGAAGAAATTCAAATAATGCGAGGCATTGCCACCGATACCAGTTATCCTTTAATGGACTTTAATGGAGACCTGATCCAATTCAATGGGTCCAACCCCTCCGGACATCCATTGACCGTCGTAATCAATTGTCTAGTGAACTCACTATACATGCGTTACGCGTATCATGTTCTCAATCCTAAGAGGGAGTGTGTTACGTTCCAGAAAAATGTTTCTTTGTTAACTTACGGAGATGATAATGCTTTAGGTGTCCATCCGGACTGTCCTTGGTATAATCATTCTTCAATATCGTTAGCATTCAAACAAATGGATATTATATACACGATGGCTGATAAATCAGCTGAAAGTATTCCATACCTGGATATATCACAAATATCCTTCTTAAAGAGAACTTGGCGTTTCGATTCACACGTCGGTGATTATTTAGCCCCCCTCGATCATGAATCAATCGAGAAAAGTCTTATGACTTGGGTTAGATCAAAAAGCATTTGCAAGGAGGAACAATGCATCGCAATCATCTCAAGCGCTGTCAGGGAATATTTTTTCTATGGGAAAAAGACTTTTCTAAAACGCAGACAGATGTTTGTTGAACTTATTGAAAAATTGAATTTGCAAATGTATCAAACTGATTCAACTCTGCCAACTTATGAGGAACTTCTTGCCTTGTATGATGGCGTGGGAGTAGCAGGTGAACTGTTAGTCCCAACTGGGCCACGGCCTGGAGACCCTGGTTACGACGGAGCTTACCTCGCAGCTCTGGACGCTTGGTCTCCTAGTAAACAATAGAGGAGCCCTCATTTGAGGGGGACTTGGCCTGGGTAGCCATGTCCTAGTAAAATTACCTGCTGAACAAGAGAAAGAAAGAGATAATAAATCAGAGGACGGGAGTCCTGAGACACTCCCACGAGCAGTTAATTTTGACGATGATGTCTTACTGCAGGCATTAGAGAAAATCGTCAATGATTCCAGTAGTACTGAATCTACTTCAAGCCCTGAAGACTTGCCTGAGCAAGCCGACAGAGTAGAAATGACTGATGAAACACTAGTACAAGAAACTGGAACAACCCACCAAACCTTAGCTTACAATGATAGCCACATTTCTGTGGTTACCCGACCTGAGTCTGAATGGGATGATAGTATTAATGATATTTATACACCTACGGTCGAATTGAGAGATTTTCTCTCCCGACCAGTTAAAATACAATCATTCACTTGGACTGAAGGCACTACACTCGCTGCTACTGCTATTAGTCCTTGGGAGCTTTACTTTAATACTCCTGCTATAGTGCGCAAATTACAAGATTTTGCATTTTTACGCGCCAATTTGCGGATTAAGATAGTAATCAATGCTTCACCATTTTATTACGGATACGCTTTTGCTACTTATAAACCATATCCCAATGGTCCATATAATGCTGGGTTTATACCCTCTGCATTTGGAACTACGGGAGGTTGTCTAGCAGCCACACAGCGTCCACGCATTGATATACTTCCAGGACGAAACGTAGCAGGCGAGATGGTCTTGCCTTTTATAAACAAGAAAAATTTCATTAACATCAAAAGATTAGCCGATTTCACAGAAATGGGAACGTTGAATATCTTTTCAACTGATATCCTTCGGAATGCTAATGGAGTAGCAGGTACTGGCGTGGATTTTCAAATCTTCGCTTGGGCTGAAGATGTTCTTCTGAACATCCCAACTTCAGATTTAGCTGCGCAAGCAGATGAATATGAAACAAACGGCCCAATAAGTTCTGTGGCATCTAATATTGCGGCAGCAGCCGCATCTGTCACAGGCCTTCTACCACCTGTCTATCAACCACTAGCAATGGCCACGACAATTGGAGCGGGAGCAGTCTCAAAAATTGCTTCCTTATTTGGATATTCCAACACTCCTGTTGTTGATGATGTTAAGCCTTTTAAGAACTTGCCATTTCACGCTATGGCATCTGCTGAGATATCAACTCCTTTTGAGAAGTTGACAGTAGATCCAAAGAATGAATTGACAATAGACCCTAGAGTCGCTGGTGGTAAATCCGATGAGTTGAGTATAGAATCACTAGTACGCCGTTCTTCAGTTGTTCATATGTTGAATTGGGATTCTGTGTCCCCTTCGGGCACATTACTTGTTAACTTTGCAGTTACACCCAATATTCATATGGATGAAGACGGCACGCCTTACGATTTCAATACATCACCTTCTCAAAGATTTTATCAAACACCTATGAGTCTTGTGTCTAGACACTTCGCCTACTGGCGTGGAACCATGTGTTATAGATTCAAGTTTATTTGCACCCAATTCCATCGCGGAAGGATGCGTATAGACTGGGACCCGTATGCAGATAACCTCTTTGGGACTTCTACTGAAACAAATTTCTCAAGAATCGTTGACTTGTCAAATGATTCCGAAATTGTGATTAAAGTTCCATATATGCAACCCGCTTCTTTTTGTAAGAATGCGTGGGTTGCTGGAGAGTCTTATATGCCTACAATCAACAATCCGGCTCCAACTTTTCCAGCAGTCGAAGCTTGTAACGGATTTCTATCCTTTACAATTCTTAATAGGCTTACAGCACCAGTTGCATCATCAGTTGTACCAATATTTTGTGAAGTATGGATGGAAGATGCTTGTTTTGCTGGTCCAAGAGATCTACAATCTCTTGGTATCTATGTAAGTTATTTACCTCCTCAGTCGGAGAGAGTCATAGCGACAGAGGAAAAACACGATATCCCAGAAAACTATATAAGTCAGATGATCCCGAGAACACCTGACAGTCTTTATAAAGTTTATATGGGTGAAGCTATTGCGTCTATGCGTACCCTGATGAGGCGACGCGTCTATTATAGAACGATTTCGTTTCCCTCAGATTCAACTTCGTTGAATTCTGTATTCGCTATGCGATTGGGACGCCGTCCGCAGTATTTTGGGTTTGACTCAAATGGAAATTATACCGCGCAACAGCTTGTTGGGGTCCTCACGTCCCCATTCAATTATGTTAATGAACTAGTAAGTAATACATTCGCTCCTTGTTTCGTGGGGGAGCGTGGATCATACAATTTTGAATTAAATTTAAATACGACAAACACTTCTGTAGACACTTTGTCTATGTATAGAAGAGTTCAAGGTTGGAACTCAAATACTTTTGACGATACTGTATCCTCAGCTGCAGCCACACCTGGCCAGAGAACGCGTATCCACATGCTGGGTACTCATTTTATTTCTAAGGCTGGTGGTGCTGTAACTAATCAAAGGACCCAAACGGGTCTTCAGGTGCAGGTGCCCATGTATTCTAGATTTAGAATGCTAGGTACAGATCCTACACTACGCAACAATGGGTCAAATATTGATGAAAGCAATGAAGACGGAGTTGGTGTAACTTTTAAGGTACAACCAATTAAGGATTCAAACCAAAACCCTGATAGACTTTATGTTGATTTCTATTGTGGTATTGGCACAGATTATCAGTTGATACATTTTATCAACGTACCTGTGGCTTACGTATATCCTAACCTACCTGCCGCTATTTAAAAGTGGGAGTCGCAACTTCAAAGGATTCTGGCGACTATAAATACGAATCCTAGGCTACGCATCACGTAGCCCCGTTCGGGCGGTCTAGGCAACGCCAATTGCTGAGAAAGAAGATCGATACTATGTATTGATTGCTACTTAAAGAGGTTTTTAACCATAGAGAGTTCTCAGCGAAAGCGTGAGAGCCATGACCTATGGGGATTTTGATCCTTGTCTAGAGCGACAGTAG